AGGAGTTGCTACCGTTGCTACTATAGCCGTGGTAGCTTCCCTTATTGTGCCGTGGTTTACACGACTACAACTAATGGCGCTTGAAGAAAGCGTTGGCAAACTCTGGGATGAAATTTACGATCTCAAACATCCGAAGGATTCCCCAAAGTGCCCCTAGCCATCCTCGCGAACCTCGCCGGAGTGGCATACTTCACTTTCGGAACGAAGTAGGAGGATGCAATTCAAAGCTATTGAAGGATGGAACAACGCTCCAAAAAATTACTTTGTAAATATGATAGATGCATGGACTGGCAAACCCAAGGAATCCATCTAATGCCTCTTCTAATTCTAATAGTCCTCTTCGCAGAAGCTCTTAGCGTGCTTTACTTAGTCGGTCTAAAATTGAAACGCTGGCGTGGCCGCCGGAGTTATCAACGGCGAAGATGACGTTGGAGTCGTCAAAGGTGTTCCCTGTTCTGCTAACATTGCCCCACGCAACAACGCAGTTTGTGGGGTTGTCGGAAACGACTCCGTCGGAGCACTCCGAACCCGCCAATTGTAGAGTGGTGACCTCTGTCGTACTAGTTCATCTGCTGCAATGAGCCTTCGAGCTGTTAGGGTATTGTCTAACTCCCTTGCAGCAACGCCAACGAGTGGAACTGCCGACCCAGCGATCGCACCAAGAGTTCCACCAGCTTCGCCTCCAGCAGCGGCACCACCTAACGCGGCCAGTGGCCCATGTAGCCCACCACTGAGCAACCCTCCTACTTTTCGTGCGATATTGCTTGTTGCAGTTCCCTCCGTAACTGCTTGCAATGCGTCTAGTTCCTCAGAATTAAACCCCGCTGAAGCTTTGTTGTTAAGCAGCAACGAAGCAACACGAGACCTGATAGCATTGCCACTTCGTGCTCCTGAGTCAGTTGCAGCGGATCGAAGATCAACTGTTCTATCAATGCCGTTGATTGTATCGGAGCGAAATCCTGCGGCGGCATTTGCCCGAGCGTCCGCGACGACTTTCGCGGCGACGTCAGCGGGTCCAGCCACAACAGCTCCCTCAGAAGGATTCGTAACAAAGTCATCAATGGCATTCTTTGCTGCAATAGCGGCCTTCTGCTCTGTAGGGTTTGTAAACGTCCCTGCGGCATGGCCGAACGCGCGCCTTGCAGCATCAAGATTTCCGAATGGAACCGAACTGGCGCCTTTTGGCACATCCTGGAGCTTGTTGAGTATTGCGTGGGTCTGGGGGGCAAGTTCAGCAAGAATTCCTTTGTCATTTAGGTCTCCTTGGACCTTTGTAGCCATTGCAGCAACCGCGGGTGAAGCATACTCTACTCCCAGTTCTCGTGCTGCGTTGTAGCCAGCGTCAGCAGCAGCATGAAGGGCTTCGGCTGTAGGAGCAGCTACGTTTGCCACTCGAGCACCTAACAGGGCACTTATCCCTTCGCCTGATGCTGGGCTCATTGGACTTGCGATTGTTGCTAACTGTAATGCACGTTCGATTCCTTCTTGGCTCTCTGGATCTACCTTTCCAGTGACAACATCTCTAGGCAATGTTACTCCGCTCCACGCACCTTGGAGTGCACGTTTCGCCATTCCAACAACTCCGGCATTGGAATCGAAACCAACGGACTTATCGGAATACTTGGTAAATGGTAGAATTGCGCCAGAGAAAACTGGTGTAGGGGCAGAAGGGAGTACTCCGCTACCTCGAAAGTCCGTCTCGGCTTGTTCGGGTGTCATTCCAGGTGGCACTACAACAAAATGCCCACCACCAAGATCAAGATACTGGGGCGTATCGGGCATTTCGTGTTACTCCCATTTTCCCGTTTCGGCATTCTTACGCCAAACTTTTGCCCCTTCCGGAAGTTTTACGGCCCCAGCTTCGTCTTTTGCAGTTCCAGTTATATTTGTGTTGACGTAACCTTTCTTCTGTGCAATATCTTGCCAGATAGTTGGCCAACGAGCCACGTCACCACCTTTGGCCAGATGTTCATCCATGCCAGTCTGTTCTTCGTGTGACTGCTTATAGAGACTTGTCCAGAAGTTAAAAATCTTCTCGATTGCGCGAGGGTCCGTATTGAGATTAGGATTATTTTGTGTGAATGAAGTATATTCTACCTGTGCCAATCTGCTCATGTTTGGAAGCTGTTGAGTAATTTGGCCCATAGTAGTATTAACCATCAACTTTTGCATCTCTTGACTTGCCGCAAGATTGCCATTAGCAACTTTATCTACCAAGTCCTGTGGCAATCCCAAAGCCTGCCCAACTTGACCCAATTTGGAATAAAATTCTGCGCCGCCGCCAGTCTTCATGGATTTCATGGCATCCCAAGCGGGCTCGATAGTCTTCAAAATCTGTGCGCCCATGGTAGTTGTAGTGTCGAGACGTTGGCGATAATCTGCCGTATCGGTGCCGCGGGCTTCGAGGTACTTCGACTGGGTGGCCGAAGGACCAACGAGGGGGGAGCCTGGTGGCGGAACATTAGAGGCGCCTTGGACGAGAGGGCTCGAAGCATCCCCAGGAGGCCTTCCTTGTGTCATCGGAGTGAACGAAGTCCCCGAAAACACTCCCTTCTGCGTCGCACCACTCCGGGTCGGAGCTTCGCCCACCACAGGAGCTACGCCGCCCTGGATGGCATAAGCCTTGTCGAGTGGCATCCCGAAAGCCACTCCAAGGTTTCGGAGCCTCGTGTTGAACTGGTCCTGATTCTGTGGGGTCCACTCAGCGCCATTCTGCGGCATTCCCGCCGTGAGCGAGGTGATGAGGCCCTCCACGGCGTCCTTGGTTTGGCCTTGGATTTCTGGTGGCACCCCTGCCATCATGCCCTTGTACGTTCCGGCCCATTGGGAGCGATCCCCGCCCGTCGCGGCGAAGGATTGAATCATGTTGCTGACGCTGTCGTGCCACATAGCGAGCTTCTGGACTTCCATCCCGACCCGAGCCTGCCCGGCTTGGCGAAACATCCCGATCTCGGGAGCCACGAACGGCGCGTAAGGGGACTTCGAGATCTTGTCGAGAATTTGGTCGTCATTGAGGCCCTGAGCGCTTAGCACCGCCGCGTCGTCGCCCATTTGATGCCGGGCGGACATCTGCTGCAAGAACAGCGTGTTCGCGTTCTGGCGATTCCGCATCTCCGCGAGGTCCGACATGAGCCCAATGGCGTTGCCACTAAGCAACGAAGTGGGGCCCAGGTTTGTATCGACAGTGGTGTTCATGCCATCGGGCATCGGGGCAGGACCTTCTTACTGGAGGAGTGACGGAGCAGGCGAAGTGGGTGCCGGGAGCGAAGCTCCTCCCAACATCGGAGACGTCGCCTCCGAAGGGGCCGAAGGGGCCGAAGGCCCCCGCCCCCCCTGCGCTTTCGAATGCACCTCAACGAGCTTATGCACCGCGGCGACGCCGAGTTGGTGCTGCGCTAGCGCCATCGCCGGGCGAAGCTTCGCCTCCATTGGGGCGACGATGTCCTTTTCCGCGGTGGTAAGCCATCCTGCGAGGGGGGCTCCGCTCGGTGGCATCGGACCAACTCCGGCTTCGGTGTTCCCTGCGATCATCGCCGCTAGGGCTTTCGGGTCGAGGCCGTGGGACACGAGGGTGGCCATCTCATCGAGCACATCATCCGACGTAACCGCGTCGCCCTTTGCGACGAGCGCGTCCAGGCCCTTTCGGATCTGCCCGAACTGCTTCGTGGCTTTCGCGACTGCGGCGAATCTCGCTTTCGCCTGGGAGAGCATTTGATCCGGCACTGACGGGGCAGGAGGAGGGGCTGCCAACGCGTCCGCCGGAGCACTCGCTTCGCCTGTGGGGGGAGTTCCCATTCCACCGAGGAGAGAAGAGTTTTGTGCCATCGAATGTAGTCCTCATTAGGGCGAATACGCCGTATAGTTCGAGACGCCCGAAGTGGTCCCCGAAGTGCTCGTACTTCCCTGAAGGAGCGCCGAAAGGAGCGCGGAGTTCGAAAGCGAATTTGCCGCTCCGGTCGTCCCCGCCGCAGTCGCCGCCGCGCCCGAAGTCGTCGCGGAGCCATACTGCGAAGCCGCAGTCGCGTTCGTGCCCGCAGTCGTCGTCGCTGCGCTCTGCCCAACCCCCGCGATCGCAGCCCCGGCTTGTTCGCCCGGCGAAACGAGCCCGGCGAGTTGGTTGTAGTTTTGTTGGTTCTGCGTAAGGTAGTTTTGATACTGCTGTTGGTATGTCGTCGAGGCGAGGCCTTCGGCGTAGTTCGCGAGAGCCTTCCCCATAGGGCCCGACGCTCCAATGCCGGAGCCCTGCGAAGATCCAGCTCCCGAAACCGCGGTGCCTTGGCCCTGCGCGGATGATCCCGCCTGCGTCGCCAGAAGCCCCTGCTGGAGCGAAAACTGATACCCTGGGGTGTTCACGAGGTCCGATCCGGTGAAGTTTGCCGTCCCCGCAGTAGAGTTGAGCTTTGTGAGTGCCGAAGTCCCCGCATCGACATACGGCGTCAGAAGGGCCTTGTTCGACTCATACGTCGCCTTGGTGAGCGCGTTGGAACTGTTTGCTTCCTGGAGCGATACATCCGCGGCTTTCGAAGCCGCCGCGGACTGCTCAGCGCCGGAGTAAACCGACGCGGCGGCTCCAACAACTCCCGCTCCGACAACTGCTGCTGCTATTCCCATCAGGGTGTTCCTTCGTCAAAATTTAGCCGCCACAACGAGCCCGACGGGGCAGCGCCGAGGCGACGGAACATTGAGGACATTTTGGGCCCATTTCCCCGGGGGCCTGCCCGAAACCACACCTCGGAGACCCCCTTAGAGCGAAGCCTTCGGAGAGTTTCCCGCTGGAGTCGCATCCCAAGCCCGGGCATGTCCGGCGACGCGAAGAACGTAGTCTCGACCGCCGCAAGGCGGTTCTGCGCTTCGCGCGACACGGTGAGTTCCGTCATCAGGTATCCAAAAGATCTTCCGTTCGATCGAGCCATTACGATTTGGAGTTCTCCTGCGTCGGACTTCGCTTGGAGATAAGGGATGTTTTTCTCTCGGAACGACTCCGAAGTTTCCCCAACTGCAAAAGAGTGCTCGGCGAAGAGGTCTACCCCGTCTCGAAGGAACACCCCGAAGGGTTCCTCCTGAAATTCAACTCCATCGAGGCTTCGGACTTCGTGTAGGGTCATGTCGTGCAGAATTGCTCCCTTCGCCAACGTAGCCATCCTCCGAAGTTGTGGCGCAAAAGCCTCGACGTAGCGTTCGAACGTCGTGAAGGGCTCTTGGAGGTTCACCGGGGCCAGGACCCTCCACCACGCTTCATCGAACGGGACGAGGAGGGCGAACTCAAACACCCTTTTTGCTCCCTCAAGAGTCCCCAAGTCCTCGAAGGAGACGCTCAGCACACCGGGCACTCTCCGCTCCACTTGCGTCAGCTTCGCGTCGAGCTTCGTCATCGCGGAGTCCAAGTTCAGCGGTGGGGACTTCATGACCCTCCGGAGGCTCCGCGTCACTTCGGCGGGTGAACGCCTCACCACCACAACTCGAACACCCTGAGGGAGTGTCCCAAAAAGCCGCCAGAACGGAGCGACCGCAGTCTCGGCAGATCCAACAAACGACATGCTCCCCCATGACTTCAAGTCCTCCATGCTTCGGAAGTGTCGGAACTCCTCGTGGGTGCATTTCCACGGCCCCCACGACAAAAATTCCGAGAGCCACCTCGTCCGGCTCCTCGGAAGAGCGAGAATGAGGAAGGGTGGCGGGCTCTGCCACTTTGGCTCAAGTGAGAGTGACATACCCAATCGCCACTCCGGTATTCACCGAGTAAAACGTGACTTCTTTCGCCCCGGTTTGGAGCCCATATACCATCGTCTGGGGCGTCGAGTACTGCCCTCCGAGCTTCCGCCAGAGTTGCTGAAAGAAATAAAACCACGGTTGCTCGAACGTGAAGTCCGTGTCGGGGTTGTTTTGGTCCCGAATGACACCCTGATTGAGTGGAAGCCCGGCTTGCTGGGCAGGAGGGTTCGTAGAGGGCATTCTCGAAGTTCCTTACACTTTGGCTTTGGTTGCGTCGAGGAATGCTCCGTTGAGCGCAGCGGGGCCAGCGAAACTCCAACTGAGTTCGAAGACCGGCCACCGGGCAAGCCCGAGATTTCGCCATTGGGGGAGGATACGATACGACGCCTCGACTACGTCCCCCTCGTTGGAGAGTTGGCCCGTCGTCTGGAGGATGTTTTGGCCCCACGTGCGGCCCCTATCGGAGCTCATTCTCAGGGCGAGTTGGGGGGGTTCATTGTTAGGTCCGATCGCCCCGTCGCCGCACTGGAAGTCTGCGTAGAAGCCGTTGAGGACAATCCCCTTCCCATCGGAGAGTTCGGCCCCTTGGCCTCCCCCAACCACCTCGACCTTCGGGAACGTCCGAATGCGCGGGATCGCCCGGGCGAGCGGGCCTGCTCCATCCCCGACGTCTACGTCCGCTGCGAAATAGTCCGGGGTGACTTCGTATAGGGTCCCATTCTCCCAGTCCTGCCCCATGTTGAGCCCGTTTACCCACGCCATCGCGCCGACCCGAGACCTCCCGAGGGTCCCGTCGGGAAACTGAAATGCCTCCTGGTGCCATCCGAACTTCGGGTCGCCCAGAGTCACATCGAACACCCAAGTTTGATTCCCCGCCGGAAAAGAGAGCCCGTAGAACATATGCCCATCGCGCATGAACACAAACCCGATGGCATCGGAGATTTGGTTCATCTGCCCAAGGGCATAGGAGAGGGCGTAGTTGGATACCACAGAGGTTTGATACCCCGACTGCCGCAGCACGACCCCCGAGCCCATTTCGTTCTGCCCGAGCCAGAACACTCCTTTGTCAATGAACGCAACCGAGTACGGCGCGATACACCCAAACTCGATGTACGCCCCGGGAAGAATAGCAAACGGAAACAACGCATTCCCGGCGTTGTAGTGGATTTCCCCTCGGGTGTTCCCCAGGAGGATAATTTCTCGTTGGTTCACCACGAAGGTGTTGATGAAGTCAGGGTAGCCATCCTTCACTCCGACGAGGGTGGAATCAAATCCGATGGCCCCCTGCGTCGTGCAGGCGTATTCGTTCGTAAGAGGGTAATTCCACAGGAGATATCCATCGAGGAAATCGACCTTGGTCGCCCCAAAGAAAGTTCCCGTGGAGTCCACAATCTGGGCGAACCCGAGGTTCGTCTGGATGTTCCAGGTATACCCCGTGGTGGAGTTGTCCACCAGGATTGCCTCAAGGCCATTATCCCGCATGGAGCACATATAGGACGAATTTTTGCTCAACGCCCCAAGGAGCGTCAGGCGGTTGTTGAGTCCAATGGCGTAAACGTTCGTCCCGACGACACAGTAGCCGTTGCCGTTCGAGGCCCGGAAGACCCCCCTTCCAGCGCCCTTCGCAGGTGGCACAATGAGGCCCTTTAAACCCGCCGTGGGGTAGTGCGTCATCTTCGACGCACCACTCCGGTTGGGCTCGGGGAACAAATTCACGCAGCGCTCGGCGGACCCGAGCACACTCCGAGTAGAGTACGATCCGCCGAGGAGTTCAAGGAGCATGACGCGAAGCCTCCCTTCAGGAAGCCCTCACGAAGCCACTTCCTGTTGCTTCCACACTCCAATCGTCGTGCACATGAACGAAAGCGTATAACCCGAAGCGAGCGTGATCGCGGTTGCGTTCGCAGTCTTCGCGACGGTTGCGTTCGCTACAATCTGATCGAGCGCGGAGGCGTTGTTGAGGTTTGGCGCTGCATTCGCGTAGATCTTCGCGGTGTTTGCCCCAGCGTTGTTCACCAGGACTCGTGCCCCTGGAATCGCGAACGGAAGTTGTACCGAGTCGTTCGTCGTGGCGACGGAGGTGATTTCGCTGACATTGTATCCCAGCACGGGCGACCCAGCCTGCGCCCCTCCGGGAAGCGCCGTCACCGAATTGAGTGAGCCGCAAGTGAAGTTCGCCAGGTTCGTCAGAGCCCTCCGCGAAATGAGAGCCTCACCGAATTTGCCATAAAAGTCCGTCAAGAAATTCATCAACGAGATACCCATTGTGGTACTCCTTCAGTGGGGCGAGGGGTTTCTTTGTACCTCACTCCGAAGTTAAGTCGGACCACTCTGATCCGAGAAGATGTTATACATCCCCGGGCGCGGATAAAGCCCCGGCGGGATTCCGAGGAGCGGAATTTGGGTGTTGCTCCTCCGAATAGTCTCAAGCGCATCTTTCGCTTGTCCCGCGAGGATGTCTCCCGGCATCATCGGAATGCCGTACTTGGGGCGAAGCTCCATCGCAATGTTCTTCACGAGGGCTCGGTAGTACTCAAAGGGGATGTTGAGCTTCACCGCGAGGGGATTCGCCGCAAGGGAGAACGCTTGGGGGAGTTGCTCCCGCACGGTGATGCCGACGGCGTAAATCCCCGCCTGTGGCCATGGCCACACGAAGAGGCCCCCGTAAGGCCACGCGGCGTCGTAGTACGCGACGAGGGAGAAATTCGTGAGCCCTTTCATCCGGATGGTGTTATAGTCCTCCAGCGACGGGAGGAGCCGGAGGGGGTAATCCACCGGGCCATTCGGAGTGAGGATGAGTTGCCGGAAGAACGCACTCTCAATTCGATTGGGCCGCGTGGCGAACCCGACGTCGCCGACGTTGATCTGGGGCGGAGTGACTTCGGCACCGAGGGGACCTACCGTGTAGGGCACGGGGTTTCCACTTCCGTCAATGCTCTGTCCCGTCGCCTGGACCGTCATGGTCTTGAGGTGGAAAATGAGCCACCTCTTGCGTTCCCACCCCTGAAGGAGCCACATTCCCCTCGCACTCGCGTCGAGGAGGTCCTCCGAGAGTGGAATCATCCCGATCCCGAGCGCCCCAGAGTCCCGCAGGGCGGCAGTGAGAAGGTCCCCCCACGTCGTCGCTACGGGGTTCTGGGTGCTCATCGTGAAGGTCCTTCGAGGGAAATCAGACTAGTCCGGCCGCTTTGACGCTCGAGCCCTTCGATGGCGCCACGAAGGGATCCCCCTCCACCCGAAGCGCCGCCTCGCCCCTTCGGGCCTCCTCAAGCATCTCAGTGAGGCGTTTGTTTTGCTCCTCAAGGTCCGCAATGAGGGACCCGGCAGAGATCGGCGGCACTGGGAGGGGCTTGAGCCCCTGCTCCTTCCGCCAAGTCTCGTTGGCGACCTTGATCGCCATAGCGGGGTGCTTATGCCACCCTTCGGCGAGGGCCTCAGAGAGTTCCTCCTCGGACGCCACTTCCCTCGACACAATTTCCCACTGCTCCCCAAACACCTCGACGGTGCCATACGAAGTCCGCTCGCGGGTGCCGTGGACGCTGATGCGCTCCTCACCCCTCGGATGATACAACATCATCGGAAACTTCACCGGCCCTTTGTAGAGACTCCGCCCCTGCGCGTCACGCGAGTTCGGATTCGCCGGATTGCTCAAGAAGGCCCCCGAAGCCTCCATGGCGTCGTACACTGTGAAGCGGTCGCCGTTTTTGAGGGTCATTTGGGGGCTCCTTCGGACGCCGGGGGCACGAAGCCCTCGTTCGAGTCATCCACGAAGGTGCTCGGGTCGAGCACGGGGGGAGCTTCATCAGACGAGGGCGGACTGACCTGCGTCGCAGTGGGGTCGATTTCGACCGTTCCGACCGCCCCGGAATTCATCGGAGATGGAGGTTCGTCGTGAGCATGCAGAGGCTTCGCCACAACACCCGCAGCGCTCCGGAGTTTCGCTGCGTCCTCTGCCAGGATGAGTTCGAAATTCACTCCCTGCTTTGCAAGGTGGCCGAGCCACTCCTCGAGAGGCCCCAGCGCCGCGAGGACTTGACCCTCTTTGTGCGAATGCGCCCCGAACTCTCGGGTGGCCCAATCACGGATCTCGGTGATTTTCATTTGCGGTGTTCCTTCTGCTTCGGGGGAGCTTTCGCTTCGCCCTTTTTGAGGTCGGCAGGCTTGACCATCTTCCGAATGAGGGCTTTGTCGGCCTTCTCATCGGGGTGGGAGGATTTCTTCATTTTGGGCTCCTTCGCTAGAGGGGAGGGAGGGCACGAAGTCCCTCCCTCTTGGGGTGCTTACACCACATCGGCCACGACACAAGCCCATTCCGGACGAATCCACAAATGCCCAAACAACACGTCCAACCTGGTCGGCATTTGATCCGTGTTGATGATGTACTGCGTGAGCATTCGCATCGAGATGCCATCGAACTCGGCGCGAGAGGCTTCGTGCACGCCACGGGGGATTTCGAGGTCCGCCACGGCGAGGGTGACGGCTTCCGGGGCAAACGCGAAGTTCTTCCGATACGACGTTGACGCAGTGAGCCCATTCGCCGGGTTGACTGCCGCGCCCGTAGTGGGGGACGCAGTGACCGTCTGGAACTGCACCTGCTGGCCACCCACCGGGGGAATAATTGCCGGGAACATCGGGATTGTGGTGGCATTCACCGCAACATTCGCCGTCGCGACAAACTGGCACAACTCACCAGTCGATTGCTTCGTAATTTTGTTGACCTTGTACACCCCCGCGATGGTGAAGATGTCGCCCACGTTGAGGGTCCCCGCGAGGGCATTTACGGTGAGGTTGAGGCCAGTCTGGTTCGCTCCGTTCACCGTCGCAGACCCCTGCGCGAGGGTCCCTGTAGTGTGGATGATAGCCGTCTGGTCCCTCATCCAGATGAACCCGAGGGCATCATACATCCGTCCGGTGATGTATTGGTTGGACAACTCGGTCTGGGGATTGAGGAGCCCGCTGAGCGAAGCGACCACCCTCGCCTCAGTGCGCGGGCCATTCACGATCTTCCAGTTCGCCGTCGGCGCCGAGTTCAACGAAAGCGAAGCACCCGCGTTGAGGTAAGTGCTCGCGTTGGGGGTGAGGATGTTATTGTTGGCGTCCTGATTCGCCACGAAGTTCGCGATGCCTCCCTCAGACCCCGACATGATGTCAACCGCGACGGAGCC